CCCTGCCCAACAAGGGTGAGGTTGGAGCTACATTGGGCCAGATCTTTAAGATCTTTTCCAAGTAATCATCCAGCCACGCCGCCGTCTTCCACAAACCGGCCCAGTAGGCCTGATTGCGGAAAGCAACGGTCGCGATTACACCCTCAGCGTCCTGCCGTGATGTCGGGAGGTTCTGGCGAACGCGGACTATTGACACGTCCTCGCCGTCATAATACTCCCTTCCGCAAGACTCCCTGAACTTTCCAGTCCAGAAAGACTTGCCAGCATTTACCCGATGTCCAAAGACATCGAGTTCGCTGACCACGGACAGCACATAATCCCTGGGGACAATCAAGTCGTCCCCAAAGACACGCACCTTATCGTGAAAGTCACGGATGACCATATCACGATGAAGTAGGGTGCTAGACTCTCTTTCTATTCCCAGGAAGATGACGGTCAAAAAGACCATCGCCTCCATCGGAAAGCAGAGAGCCGAACCCATAGACGCGAACTTGGCAAGGTGCAAAACACCGTAGCCAGGAACACGAGCCTTCCGGGACCTGCAGGAATCAACCGCCCGAAGCAACACCGGGTAGTTGGCCAGCATGGCCCGTACATGCTCGTTGGAAACACGATCAGATGCCTCACTCAAATCGAGCGTGGCCAGGTCCCCGCTGAGGGAGCCTAGTCGTGCCATGACCCTATTAGGGTTCTGGTCATCGAATCCGATCACTCGACGCAGGAAACCATCCTGTTGAATCGAGTCAAGGAACGCGCGATACAAAGCCTGCTGCATATATTGCATTGCAGTGGGCTCAATCGCGATTATCCTGGGTGTTTTCAGCGTTTTAGGAACGGTAATGACCCTAACGGGCGTTTCCGAACCAGGTTCGAGGATGTGAATATCTCCTAACGAATCGCAATAATTGCGATTCGGCAAAAGATAGTGCCAATCTGGAAAATCCAGCTGGGCACGTGCGGGCCAGGTCTGCTGATTCCACTTCGCATTACTGCTTAGTCGATCAGCAACAGCGCCTGGTCCATGCTTTGCGATGAGCTCGCCGTAGCGGACCTCACGGTCCACCCGTGCGAACATCTCATCGAAAAGCATCGAAGATACGCGTTTGAAATCCTCTAGGTATTGAGGATCCAAGCGCGCATCTGCGGCCTTCACGTCCTGCTCACACTGAACATACTCCGACATCGCACGCCTCTCGCGCTCCTCCGAGACCACCTTACGGTGGCTCGAAGGGGATTGACGACCATTGCTGGCCGTCATCGGGAGGGCGATCTTGCCAAACATCAACGTTAGTTGACGCAAGGCATAGATTGCTTCGATGTCGGGGTGTGTTAGTAGCACGCCACTACAAGGATCAAACACACGTGCAAGGAAACCCGATAGAAATGTCGGGAGACCACTAAGACCGCCCGAGCCTCTCGCGAAGCTCGAAACGTCCGAAGGCACGACAAAACCTTGGTCGAGCCACCTTTCGAGTGACTTACCAAAGTCTGCCAGGGTTACGGCTAAAAACCATAACCCCTCGTGTTTGACCCGGGCCACGACAGTTGTTATGTCGCGGTCGGCGCTAGTGCAGCATCGTACAGCGAGTTCCCTCGCTGTACAGGACCAGAGAGACGTAAGGCTTTTCACTGTCCCCTTTCTATAAAGGGTGTACAGATCCATAGCCCACGACGTTTAGATGCTAAGCATCCCATGGACTAAAACCTCAACTACTTAGAGAAGGGTGTTACCCCTGTCTTGCGGTAGTTGAAGTCCCAGACCCACAGCAACTGGGCGTCCTGCCGGTTCAAGTTGTCAAACAAGAACCAGTAGAGCGTCCTGTCCTCGAGGATCTCGGAGATGTAAATCTCCTTATCGAGAACCGCATCCAACAGGCTTACGCCTTTGGACGTGGCTTCGATAACCCCCGGGAACTGCTTGAGGATCTCGGCGCGCCGAGCCTCGGTTAGAACATGATTCATTATCGTGCCTTTCCGGGACTCAGCCCGTTTAGTTAATGGAACGGCCCAGCGCCCTCGGAACGTCAGCTACCTACTAGTCCAGAGTTCCTGAAGCTTCTTAATAGAAGCCAAGTAACTCTGGATCGCCAGATGCTCTTCCTCCGACCTCTCACGAGGCAGAGAGATAGAGACCTGGAGACTCGCACACCGTTGATGATGTGCGGGCCAGTAAGCAACACGAACCGAGGGTTTGTTGACTCCCTCTCTCATGGACACAGATCGTGTCCGAAGAGGAGGGCCTCACCAACCAAGTAGAGCGCATCGATCACAAACACCGTTACAACGATCAGCTTTCGCGAAATCGTTGCACGGGGATCATGGTCGGTACGCCTCCTCCCAGGGGATGTACCCCGAGAGGTTCGAGCAGGCACTCGATACCCCCGTCTTTCGATGGGAGTGGAAGAGTCATCCTGCATCTACTCAGATCCGCGGTGCTTCCATCCCGAGAGGGCGAAAACGCGAGACGGAGTCTGGAAGACGCTGACGAACACCGAAATGGTGTCAGGCAGCGAACCCAGAATCTCCGGCTTCACGACTCGCCCCCAAGGAGCTTGGAAACCACCGCGTTCGTGCTCGCAGTGAGGAGGGTATTGAACCCCACCCAAGCGGCGAGCGCCTCGGCGTCAGTGTACTGCTCCTGAGCCGGAAGGTCGAAGACGGTGTAAACCGCCATTCCGACCTTCACGTTCTCAGCGGGCTTGTACACGTCAGCCGAGATCTTCGAGGTGTCGAACCGCGCCATCCGGCGTGTCCTTCTCGCGTTATACTGATGCGAGAAGTTCAGCTGGTGGAGCCCGTCAGCGCTTCCGTACTCCGACTTGTTGTCACCCGCCGAAAGGCGGGGCAGCGAAATCGGGGTTCCGGAGACGGTGACGGTGAGCGGATCGGTCAACGACATGGGCATCTCTCCTAGGGAGCTGTTCTAACTCCCCAATTGAGAGCAACAGGCACTCTCGTGCCCGCTACTCAGCGGAAACGGCGTTTACGTACAGCGCCCCAGGCTACCTTCGGCTAATGCCGAGTGCGCCCAGGATGGCCAGCTGGCGTGGTGATAAACCATCCCAGTTTAGGCCGAACCCGAAGGGGTTAGCTCTCACCCGCTGCTTCGTCTCAGTAATGAACGTTGCAGAAGGCGAGATCGTACGTCCACCGGAAACTTTTGGTGAACGACGAGTATAGGTATCCTTAACGATGGTATGTTCCATCAGGTACCCATAACGCATAACGAGACCGTCGACCATGGAATCAGAAATGTTGGAGATAACATCCCCAGCATTTGAAACCCAGTCGACTGCCCAGCTCCAGGGTGTCAAATTCCAGACGAGTTCTGGCGATAGTTCAAGGCCGAGTAGCTTATCGGCCTGCAGGCGAATCTCATTCATCTTAATCCGGGAATCATATCCGGATGGTAGATGATAAGTAAACGCCCCAGAGAACCATCGGCGCTGCTCGAATTCACGAGTGCGCAAGACACCTTGGTCCCCACTGAAACCTAGCGAACTCGCGACTCCTGCTGGATCACTCCAGTAGAAGCCGGTAGAGTATAGCGTGGTTTCTGTAGAGGTACTCAATGGGAAGCTATACTTCCTCCTTACAGGCTTTCCAGCATCTCGTTCATACTGTCGGATTACACCTTCAGCATGTTCGAGTGCGATAGCGAGCTGTCCAAGCTCGTCTAGGAAAGGCCTCCAGCCGAACTCAACGTTCAGGTACTCCGACCCCGTCTTTCGACGGAGCCAGGGCCTGTTCTTCGGATTCCGAACAGAACGTTCGAAGTCCTTAGTCGTCCTCCATGGGATCTTAGCAACGCGGGGCAAACCGCCCTGCATGATCTCACCGAGGAAGACGCCGAGGTCGGCTACGGAGTTAGTAGGCTTACACCTTGCAACTGCTTCCGCACCCAGCTTCTCAAGCTGGGCGGTCGTCGAATGCATCGACGGCGGAAAGCCAAGCAAGGTGGGATTTAGGACATGCACCGGTGCCGTGGAACGAATTCTTTGGCACACGGGAAGGGCGAGAATTCCATCCGTAGTACGCGACACGTTAACAGGTAAAACTGTTGCGTGACGCTTCTGCGTGAAGAAATTCCCGCCGACATCAGAAAGCGCAGCTTCTTTACGGCTGTGCCACTGATGCTCCTCCGAGTCAGTATACTGACTCCCGAAGACTGTCTTACCTGGGAATCGTGTACTCACCGAAGTCGTTTGAAACGACTGAGGGTACCCCGGACAGGGGTAACGCACACGAGTCTCAGACCCACCCTTGAAAAGGATGGGGAGTTGCCGTCTTTTAACGGTCAACTAGGACATTCCCCGGCATTGAAGCTCCTTCCGGTCCTGGAGAGTACTCTCTCCAATTGAGGTCCAACGATCCTTTCGGATTTTAGGACCACAGCACTGCACTGCGCCGAGCCCCCCTAGGG